CCAAACTGTAAATCACACTGTACCTAATGTTACAGAAAGTAGGACAGGACATAATGGAAATGGAGAGCTGGTCGCTGTAACCCCCGACAAAGCTATATATTTTAACACGATTGCAGGAGTAGTTCATGCAACTGTATTAATTAAGAAAGGCCAATGGTGGCCTGTTAAAATCGGAATCACCGGTGTTAATCGTCCTCATGAGTACAATGTTACAATTCATTGCACTATTATTAATAGTATACAAACCACCGTTAATAAAGATATAGCTATCACCTTGAATGAGTTAACAGACCTTTCATCTAAGCTTGTCAAGTCTACGGGTAACACCCTTAGCCATGATGATGCTGTCACTATACTTACTGAGTTGATCCGTAATGCAGTACGTGTTAAAGCGCGTCTCATTAGTCTGGAAGAAAGTGCATTGGTCACTAGGCTGAACGATTTGAATACTAAGAAATATACCTCTGAAAAGAATGTAGGCTTTTTCGAAAGACTATACATTAGTGTCTGCACCTCTGTGGGTGTGGGCACTCACAAGCAACTTTGAAGAGGCGGCTCGGGTGCAGCTAGCAGAATCGTCTATGGTAGGTGTTATATGCCCACCATGGAGGCTTCGCTAAATGTGCCCATGGGGCAACGTCATAAGATAGTGATAGGCAATTATAATGCGTCCGTTGAGTCTATCCCTTGCACATGTAAGGGAGACACCCAGCCATGCGCTTATATATTGTATTCAGTTGATTATGACACCCTCATATGGAATAGCTGTGCTCGCACGCTATTCGCAAGTGTCAAACGACATCTTGCAGCCAGTCCACTACCTTGTCCCAAGGCGGTGGAAGAATTTCTATTATTTGCTACCCCAATACTTCGAAAATTGCCCTTATATGATTTCGAATATTCTTTTTCCCAATGGTTCAACCATTTAACCATCAAGCAACAACAGGAGTTGATTAAAGACGATGACTTTGTACCCATAGAAAACAAACCTCCTATATATGAAATGTTTTGTAAGCGTGAAATACAAGTTATCGAAAACCCCAAAGACCCACCTAAAACTAGAGCTATTGCTGGTCCTCAACCCCAGGATAAACTGGCCCTTGGGCCTGTGGCTTGGGCTTTGGAACACTTTATGGCCACTCATTTGGAAGGATACTGTGGCGGGAAAAATTG